GGGCGATGGTAGTTTCAATTCCAGCAGTCACACCTATATTAAATTTACCAACAGGTTGAAATTCATTAGGAACTGTAATCTGTATCCAAATTTCTGGTTGTTTAGGCATTTGGGATTGCTTTAAAATGTGTTCATTTAAGAATCCCCATTTTTCATTATTTTGTTCAATGAACCCCCAAGGAGTATTTCCCCATCTTTGGGATAATATTTTTACATCCCATTCGTCTTTTTTAGATTCTATGATTGCCTTTACAAAATCTCTAGAACGACTACCATAACCAGAAAATGTATCGATAGGACAACTAATTACACACAACAATTTATTCATATTAATAT